GGTAGTGTAAAAAAAAAATTGAAAGACCATTGGGAAGCTTGGTCCGATTTTTATAAAGAGTTTTATACTCCAAACTCTCAAATACCTATACAACCACCAACTGATCATGTAAACGCGATTAGGGAAACTAGTGTTATTGCTAGTCCTGAGTTGCGTCCTTATGTTCAGTATTTGGATGAGTATTTATACAATAAATTATTAAATATATCTAAAGCTCCAAAAGATTCCTTAGTAGGACTTTGTATGGAACGATTAAGTATAGATGCTATAGTGTATGAGGGTTTTAAAGGTATGCCTACAGCTGTATATGCAACTAATGAAGTTAATCTTGCGAAACAGCATAGGCTTTTATCACAATTCAATGTCGACTGTACAAAAAGAGGAGACTCTTTTCAGGTTATTCGGCAAATAATAGCTCCTGCTGTTCGTATGTTGGAGTCGATGTTAGAATGTGATAAATTCGTAGGTGCTTTTGATTTCACTTATAGTCCTAAGTATTTTCTTGATTTGATCAAGTTAAATACTTCTGGTGGAATTTTATGTGCACCCAGTGGTAAAACTGAACATGGAGGAGTTCCCGTTAATGTAAAAAATGCAGGAAAGAAAATTTATATCTTTGAGGCATCTGCTCGAGCCGCCCATCGTATAATGTGTGCTTTGCGTGATGGAAAATTTCCAGATTTTATGCATTTGAACGTTACAAAACTTAAGAGTGAGTGGAGGTACGGGTTTGAAAAACTTTTTTCTGAGTTATTAGAAGTTCAATTAAAAGTTAGAGAGTTTTTTATTCCCTCGCTTCCGCTTTCTTTAATCACTAGTCTTCTTCATGAACATCGTATGTTGATAGAAAGAGGTAATGTTATTAAGATAGGTTGTTCAGCATATAATGGACAATGGTATGAAATTGCTAAGTTTATGAACTATGAGTCAGATGAGCTTATATGGGTAGATGGCGATATAACCGCGCTTGATAAACACATCACTGATTGGATGATGTATGTATATTTGGCGGCAGGTAGTAGATATTTTTCTTTTAAGAGGATGAATGAAGATCAAAAGAAATTTATGAAACGTCTGTATACTTATATAATGTATCATGTAACGAATAAAATAACTCTACAAGTTGGTAATATATGGAGAATAATTTGTGGAGTAATGTATTCAGGAGGGCCCGAGACTTCGCATGGCGATTCTTGGATTATGGGTTTGTGTTTTTGCTTATATCTATGTCATATAATGCATATACATCCTCATATTGCTAAATATATCATGGACGCTATAACTATTGGAATGATTCGTTTCATAGTGTATGGTGATGATCATATTTGGTGCTATCCTAAGGTACTACGAGGTATATTAGGTGCCTCTAGTTTTGCAGAGTTTTTAAGGCGTTATTGTAATATGGAGTTACGAGACTATAAAGAGTATGAGAAATTTTTATCTGTAGTCGATCACTCAAGAGGTACTTTTATTTTTAAGGGACCGCGTTTTCTTAAACGGTTCTTTATATTTAATGATATTATCTTGGGCGGAGCTCCTGTTTTGCCTTGGAAGCAATTCTTAGAACCAGTAGTCCGTATGTGTACTATTGAACGTAATACTGGATTTCTAGGAGCCTTGTTAAAGACCTATGGTCATGCTTGGGAATCTTATGGAACTAACTTAGTTACTTATAGTTGTGCTAAGACTATGTATGATAAGATTGCTAATAGCGGTTGTGTTAAGATGCCACGTGATATGATTGATGACTTCTTAATGATGGAGGGTGGAGAGAAAGCGGTAAATGATTTAGTTCGTCGTATAGGTTTAACGGCTGAAGAGATTTTTGATAAATTTCCTGATTTAGAAGAACTCCAACAGCGTCATGTCTATAACCCTCGATTATGTGATTATCGTAAGCACTATCTTTATGATCATGTAATAGCTCCAGTAACGGTGAAGAAAGTTGAAGTAAACAACCATTAATTTTTTAAAAAAAAAAAAAAAAAAAAAAAAAAAAAACAAAAAA